CACCCGGAGCTCTATTAGTATAAAATTTTTCATCAGGGACTGCAATAACCATTACTTCTTTTATAGTATTGCAGTAAGGATCAGCTGGATTGGCATACTTGACTATTGCACAGGCTGTTTCGTCTCCGTGCTCAAGACGTTCCAACTTGGACAACAAGGTAAGTAGGTTTCTTTTAGAAAGATAAATTTGTTGTCTCATTTTGATTTCTCTTTACGTTCTTGGTCTTCACGTCTACGTTTGGCGTACCACGGTTCTTTATATCCTGGCTTCATTCTTCAACTCCGAAATGTTCTTGTAAATCTCGTCTAATGAACTTCACAGCATTGTCCCAAATATCATTACTACCACCTCGTTCAGCATCGTCTACAATGCCTAAACATTCCCGAACAATCAACTCGGCGAACTTGGCAATATCAAAGTGCTCGTCGATCATAAAATTTCTATTGCCGTATACCTGATGCCAGGCACCACATTGTAAAGCAAGTTTACTAATCTGTTCGGTCATTCTTCAATTCCAAAACGTTGTTTAATATTTTTAATCTTGCCTTCTAGCAATTCTAACCCATTAACACCGCCAAGATAACTCTGCGCCCACACTTCATGATGTTGAGTTGGCCCAACAATATCGATGCAATCCTTAATAATCAAGTCTGCTAATCTCTTGGCACGACCTGCAATCTCAGGAGCCGCATAGCCTGCTTCAAGCATTAATTCTTTTAAACGTTCGTTCATAATATTACCTGTGGAGTGCTATGCACTAAATGAATATACAAAGATACTGATATAATTATACAAAAAATATAATCAATCATACTACAATAAACCAAAAATAAGTCCCACGGAAAATCCCATTAAGCAAAGATACATCAATGCAACTGGGTACCAAAAAGCATTTTCAAGAATGTTAATTAATTTAATCATTTTTCAAAGTCTCCCACATTAAGGTTGGATCGGTGCGTGGTACTGTAGCTATACAGCTAATCCACCCACGTTCATAAGCCTGTGCAATTATTGTAGCATACTCTCTAGGACATTTGCTAGTAATTTCTATACCAGCACGATTGGCTACTGTAAACGGTCCTTGTAGTTGAAAACTTGGATCACCTTGACTTAAGGTAACCCAAGGGCTTTCTGCTACAGTAAAAGTCATTTTCCTGCATCCTCGTAGTGAGCATACACACCAAACTCTGGCTCTGCTGATTTGTTGCCTTTAATAATCCAAACAGTATCACAATACTGCTCAACTTCCGCTGGGCTCCAACCAAAGAAACAGAAGTCTGTAAACATGATCAATTTCTTAGGTTCAATATCGTTGGCTTGCAAGTAATTCCACACACAATGTGGATCTGTACCACCACCACCACCTGGTTCAAATGTACTAATATCTTCCAAGTTATCGCTAGTAAATGTAGCAATGTTATGGACTTCGGTATCCCAACCCATAACAGTAATACGATACTCTTCGTATGCTTCCATAATACCTTGGATCTCACTCAAGAACACTTTGAGATCTTGGTCAGTAATACTACCCGAAGTATCAATACCAATAACAACATCAATCTGCTCGCCGGGCTTCATACCGGGCATGACAGCATCCATATGCCAGCTACGACGGCTAGGACGGGCCCAAGTAAAGTCACTCTTAATAGTAGATTCAATTTGTTGCTGTAGCAACTCTCTCCAATCCATAACTGGCTCGGTCAAGTCTTTAATCATGCGCTTGACACCACCTGGCAAGTTACCTGCGCCCGATGCTTGAGCGGCCGCTAGCACAGCCTCTTTAATTTCGTCACGGATCTCTTTCTTTTCAGCTTCGCTCAAACGTGGGCGACCATTTCCGGGCTTGTCGCCATCTCCGTCACCTTCGCCATCTTCGCTGTTGCCATCCAAGTGCTCGTCCAATAGACGTTTCATTAGCTCGTCAATGTTGATCTTGTCTGCATTTTCGTACAAGTCATCATACACTTCTTCAGCACTCATGCCTTTGTACTTAGAATCATACAGGGCGATTGGAATCTTATCACCAACCCGTTGTTCTACCAAGTCCCAGTTTACACAATAGTCATCGGCAATGTTCCACAGTTTAGGATCGCGATTGCCACGACGTCCCATGTGGTCATAAACTGCATGAAGCACTTCGTGTCCAACCAGGAACTCTAATTGTTTGAGTGGCAATGAATTGACGAATACACTATTGTAATAAAACCTACGTCCGTCTGTGGCGGCAGTGGGGCACCACTCATCTGCATTGATCAGATTCATGCGGGTTGCCAAGTTGCCAAAGAACGGAGCACGGAGTAAAAGTCCAACACGAGCAGTGATCAACTTTTCACGTGCCGCGGCATCAACTTTGGGATCTGTTGCTGTAACAGATTTGCTTTTTTCTGCTAGTGTATTATCTGACATTTGGGCTCCTAAATTTCTAATATACTAATATTATACATTTAATTGAATAATAGGTCTGTGGCTTTTTTACAACGGTTATTTTAGTGCTTTTCGCTGGGCAAAGATATCTTCCATGTTGCTTACAGATGTATTTACACCTTTCCTTGGAGGTATTTGTGGCTCACTTAACGGAGCAGATACTGTAACCGTGCCTTTGGGATCACATACACGTTCTCCGTGTATTACATTGGCAATCTTACAATCCTGGTCGGCCATCTTGCTAATTGCATGGTCGGCTAGGCCTTTACCAGTAATCTCGGTACTTGCCACACTTGCTACACCAACTACTAATAAGACTGCTTCAATGATCATTGTGGCCACCTAAGCATAAAGTAAGTTCGATCCTCTGGATTGGGAATGTATAACATCATTTGTCCTAATGCTATTCTTTCTTCACCTAGCCAAGCACCAATTGCGTCCTTGTGATCTATCCACCATTTACGGTCTAAGATTACGCAAATTCCTGGGCTATCTAGTTCTGGGCAAAAGTCATAGTTCATAAGAATAAGGAGGACTTATGGCTTGCGCCTGCCCCCTGCCTGTGACAGCAACCTTTTACTTACCGCCTGCCGCGATAATGTACTTGCCATAACGCTTATGGAACTCATCAAAGTTCTTGAGCTTGCCTGGGACCAGTGGCAAGTTATAAGTAGTCAACGCAACACGAGCACCCATAACAACCAACTCAGTACTGAAATTATCCATCATAAAGCGGAAGAAGTTATCAGCTTGTCCGTGCCATATTGCAATCTTTTCTTTGCCAAGTTTGGCATAGTTATCCTGAAGTTCATAGCACATGGATACAGTCAAAGAATACATAGCACTCACTTCTTTAACTTCCAAGGTTTTAACCTTACCTGCCAAGATATCACTTGGGTTAGGCATACGGCTTGCAACCTTGCGGTGTGCCATAAACTTAACGCCCAATCCGTCTCCAATGGTACCCGAGATCAAGTCGCTCAATTCGCCGTCTGTTGCATCTTCGTCGTACAAGAACTCTGATACAAAGCTCCACGAACGTGGTGTAGCAAAGGCACGTGAACTTGAACGTGGGTTAAAGTCCATCAAGTCTTGTTTAGCAAAACCGATGTAACCTACTACGTCTTTGTGTACACGATTCTTAACAGCCCACTCGTTCCATGAATCATAATCTGCACGTACTTCCAAGTGAACAAACCGGTTTGCCAACGGCATTGGCATACGGAAACTTACACCCTTGTCGCTTTCGCGGTTACCTGCGGCAACTAGTACTACGTTCTTTGGTAGATGATAGGTACCAAGTCTACGATTCAAAATTAGCTGATAAGCCGCCGCTTGTACAGCAGGTGCCGCCACGTTCATCTCGTCCAGGAACAAGACAACGATTGGATGCTCCTTGGCCATTTCTTCACTAGGCATCTCCACTGGTTCTGCCCAGTCCATCTTGCCATTTTCTTTGTTGTAAAACGGGATACCACGCAAATCGGTGGGCTCCATTTGTCCCAACCGCAAGTCAATACAAATACCACCAAGTTCGGTAGCAAGGCTAGCAACTAGCTCTGACTTACCCACTCCGGGAGGCCCCCAAATAAACACTGGGCGTTTGACTTTAAATGCACGAAGCAAACGGCTACGGCATTCATTTGGCGTTACGGTTCTATTCTCACTAATACTAGTACTCATCACAGGCTCCTTAAAAAATTAACTACTGAAACTACATTGTATATTAAAACAATTTAACTGTCTGTCGCTTTTATGCAACATTAAACAATCTTTACTTGTGAATGGTCGACACGATCACTGTACATCTTGTGGCCGCGCTCACGAATTAGGTCGGCCATTGCTTGAGGGCTGGTTTCAAACATGTCACGCACATCTTGCTCGGAAATACTGTCATCCATATTTACTGTATAAATCTCGTAATGGCGCTGACTGTTATAACGAGCTCTGAGCATAATGCCGTTGACAATACTGTTGAGATTTGGACCTGGTTTGTCTTGTAGTGTGGCCCAGGTACGCTCTGCGTCCATTGCTGTGACGTTGACCACAGCCTCAAGACCCAGCTGATCCCAGCTCAATAAAAAAGTATTACCTTGATTCATTAACGGCTCAAATTCATAACACGAGCGTCATATTCCATGAAGCTAACTTCAAACGGAACAAGAACTTCTTTGCCAACACGGCCTTTATCTTCTGCGTCACTCCAAGAATCGTAAGTAACGTCAATTACAAAACAGTCATAACCACGGTTGTCAACTTTCTTAACAACACCTTCAACATAACAGTCTTCGCGACCTGTCATGGGTTTGAAATCATATGCACGGATAGTGTCACCAACTTTAGCGATATTTGCAAATTTCAACATTTTAGCTCCTGTTTATTAACTTCAATACAACTATTATACATTTAATGGATTTATGGCACAACCAAAATTTTGCCAGCAAAAAACCCCGTTTTTAGCGGGGTTTTAGCGGGGGTTTGAGTGTGGCGTTTTTACAACACCAAATGCTTAAAGTACTCGAAGTGATTTTCCAAGGTCCATGTGGCCGGATCAATCACAGTACCATCGTGAGTTTGATACATGGCAGTAAACACGTTTGAATATCGCGTAAACGGCAACCAGATGCTGGGTGTTTTGCTTGCCCAACCTGCATCTTTTAAAGCCATGTGTTTTGCACGGCTTAATTTTACTGTAGGTGGGTTTAGAGCTTGGGAAATTGAGATAACATTGCCCAGCAATAAATCTCGCAAAATCTTGGCCGGGATCAAATGCTCAAAATCCCATTCTTCATCAGCATCTACTTCGTGATAGTGTGCTTCCATGCCATCACGTTGTTCAATACAGTACTCGTGATATCTGCGTAGATAGTAATCAATATCATTGCGTATTTCTCGCAATAGCTGTTGATCATTTTCCACAGCATGATAATCTTGAACTAGTTGACCAATACGTCGAGTACAGTAAGAGGCCACGGTCTGATAAGTTTCAGGTGTACGACGTGTCTTGCCGTAATTGGGTACTATAAATTTTTCCAATGATTCTTTAAGCATAATCAAACCCATCTGGCAAAGGTATTTCTGTGTTGTAACGATTTAAATGATGTTTCTTTTCGTGTGTGACACGAGAATGGCAATTACGGCAAAGACATTCAACATTTGCTGGATCAGTATTTTGACGATTACCATCCTTGTGATTGATGTCAATCTGTCCTGCATAAGTTATAGTTGAACCACAAGGAAATTCATACTCCGATCCATTGCGGTTAGCACAACCGTTGCTCAACTTGAAGTTATCTACTTCGTATTTTTTAGAACCACGATGTTCTTCACACATGGTTTTCCATTTAAATCCCACAGTACCATCGAGTTTAGGATATTGTTTATGATACGATACTTGGTTATTGCACCCAGGCAATGAACACTTGGGTGCTAGTTTTGTTACTAATGTAATATTAGCCATTAGACTGTCTCCTGTGGAAATAGTCCTGGTGCAACATTACCATCCTCAATTCCGGTCTTGCTGGCATCACCGTGGAATGGTAAATTCAGGCTACCGCCATTGCGTATATGCAACTCACGCAGGAAGTTACTCATTGCAAGCGGAGCATTCCATCCTGCACCTGGGTGACTGTATTCCCATTGTGTTTTAGATTTAGAATGTACCAGTCCCGAGCTTTTGAATGACTTTCTAGCAGTGGTCAATACTTGGATCATCCAGTCGTTGGACAGATTGTATTGTGTGGGATTGGTACCCACTAGGCGTTGTAGTTCTACTAGGCCGATATAACAACCTTGATCAATTTCTTCCTGCATCGGGAATACTGTTTTAACAGCACTGAGAATCTGATTCAGAATTTTGCCAGACTCATCTAGTTCAATGCCCTTTTGTGCATACTTGAAGTGACTAAAGAAGTAATCGTGATCACCACGTAAGTTATCACTGGCACGTGAACCTTTGTCTTGCAAGTCAATTTCTAACGTATCGAACTGATCCTGCATTATTCTGGCACGAACGTTCTTGATATCACGGCTACCGTTCTTGTAGCGAACCAAGGCATTGCGATGCAAGTCGCCTGGGTTTAATCTTTTAACACCGGTATCGTTTAGCATTTCAAATGCATACGACGCAAAGTTTGGATCGTCTGTTTCTACTACGGCGCAGGGAATTTCTGTGTAGCCAAGGATGGCCGCGGCAAGTGTACGATGTTGTGCATCATAAAGATAGATGTTACTGCCCTTGATACGGCAGGCCGATCCTGGACTGCAAATGCGTGGATCCCATTTCTTCATAATATTGATCACGTGCTTGTGAATAACGTCACGCTGAACTTCATAGTCGATCCAAAGATCTTCTATGGTAATCATGGTACTATGTGGGAATGTGTGTACTAGAGCTTTTGCTCTAGCTCTCCAAGTCGCTAGATCTTTATCTGTGACTTCGTAGTGTGCTTTGAGCTGTGATTCTACTTCTGCTACAACTTCCGTGAATTTACGGACAAGGCGTTTTTGGGCCATTTTACTTTCTCCTTCATTACCCGAACAATACGGGATTGGTTAAACTTGCTACAGTTAATAATGTAACATCATATCACAGAACTGTCAATGATTTTGGTTAAGTCGGCGCCAATTTGCTTGAGCCATTCAACTTGGTTAGGCATTAGTTTAGCACGAGCCTGTCCAACTTGATTTTTAGTCTTAAAGAACGTGTCTGCCAAGTCCAAATCCTCCGCCGACTACACATACATTAATCATGATTGCTTTCTAAATTTTCTAAATAACTTTTTAAGTTGTTTCCGTGAAGTGTGAGCATCAATGCCTCCTCCTCTTCGAATACAATTATTTTTTGACGTTTAAGCAAGTAGTACGGACCTTTAAGATACCGTTCTAATTGCAGTAAGTTGAGATTTGTAAGTTCTTCTGCAAGTTCAAATTCGTAACTTTGCATTTTAAGTACAGCCTTAACAAGCTGTAAGCCTTGAAGGCTAAGCCTAAGGCTATGTGGATCAGTTGGATTCTTCCACCAACGCATCTGCATTTCACTTGTAGTGGCGCTAGGTATATCGCCCAGCTTTACAAATACTTTAGTAAGCTGATTTTGTGTATACCGTTTATCAGGGGAAGATTTTGTCACCGGCTTTAAGCAAGACAACAGAGAACTTGTCAGTCTTGAACAAGACGTTTAGTTTCTTGCAGAGGTTGATAGCATGACCGCTATTAGAAAAACTTACTTTTTTATATTTTGGACCGGGGTATGCAATGAGTACGTTTGCGGTCTTAAGGTTAATAGGATGGTTATCATAGAAGACCGCCCAGATGCCCTCAGAGGCTAAAACTTGCTCACTCTTATAGGTACTTTTATTAACATGGTCCAACAATACGGTTGGTTTAGGTCTTGACATTTTTTTAGCTATCCTTGATGTACTAATTATTTATCTCAATATATACGCACATTATTTAAAACCTCCACCATCCATACTAACACTTGTAATTCCTGGGGCAGTAACACTGACCTTTGATAATTCGGCTATTGTGGCCATCAAATCATAAATTTCGGCGTGTAAACTGCGAGCTTCTTCGGCATTTAGTGTAAGCAATTTGCCATTACTTTGATTCATGGCTCTAACCTTTTCGTTAAACTTTTTAACGTGTAAGGGTAGACTAGTGCTGTCCATTTGCTTCCTTCATGGCTTCTTGCATACGTTCTTGTGTTTTAAACGGACCTTGATATTCATAACGATTTAGTGTAATCAGTTTAGGACAGTGGGCACGAACCCATGTGCTACTAAATTTAATTATATAGTGACCTGCACAAAAGAAACTTTTGGATTTGGCACCTTTAGTATAGATAGGCAAATAACGTTGAACGTCTAATACTTCATTATGCGGTCTACTTGCGGCAGGAAAGCCATATACATCATAAACATCAAGTTTTTCTTTAACGGGCTTTTCTGCCTTAACAAACGAGATATTATATTTGGCACTGATCATCTTAATGGAAGGAAATTGTTCACGTTTATTATCGTGTACATAAACAAATCCGCCTTCTTCAATGGCCATGATGTTTCCTACCTTGTTGCCGTACAGCTCAACAATCCACATCTTGTTCTTTACAATTGGTTTCGCAATTAGTTCTTCAGTCATAATACAATTATTCCTATAATTAAAATGTAGGTAAGGTGGTGCAAACATTGATCTGCTCCTAGCCATATCCAGAACCTACGGTCTGACGTGGACAACCCACGACTTAAATTTGTTTTAGCCCAGTCGATGTGATAATGTAAAATCATATCAAGCAGACCAAACATTAGTGCTGACATTGGATTTACAAACGGCAATAGAAGCAAGGCAGTTAATGCTCCATGTATGCCAGCATGATCTCTACCGCCCTCAGCACCATACGTGCCTTTTTGTCCAAGCATATAATCAAACTGTAGCACAAAGTCGGCTATAAAATGTTTTATACCAAATAGTGCAAGTAAAATAATTACAGTATTCATCTAGTACTCCTCTCGGCTCTCATTTTGCGACATGCTTCTTTTACTTGAATGGGATAGTCAGGACTAATTTCCGATAGGCTACAATCGTAAGCAACCTTACGTAAATTTTTATCGTCCCATGACCCAGTCATTGCAAATATCACTGCGATGAGAAAAATAATACCAACGAGTATTTCTTTAAATGTCATTTTTTATTTAGAAAATAGTTAAGAATAATAAGAATTGCGTCAATGGCCATGCCTTCGTAGTTGCCACGACTAAATTCGTGTATCATATCCAATGATAGCCAACCGATAATGAACCAAGTGATTTCTGTGTAATTTTGTTGATACCAACGTACAATACTATCCATATTATTTCTCCGGGTAAGGTTTTTCTAGAAAACGCACATAACTGTCAGACTGCTCTGACATTTTAATTAAATCATACTTGCCACAAAACTTTAAGAACTGTGCGCCTACCATTGGGCGACTAAGTGGCTTTGCGCCTTCCGCAATAGTTTCTGCTATTTGTTGCTTAATATCATCTGGTTGTGCAGACAAATCCACTAGTGTTACATTACGATTATAATCGTCTAATACTCTGTGCTCAGACTCGTTATGGTCTGTCCAACGTTGGAGCATGAGATTGTTCCACGCAAAGCCTTTCGCCTCTCTGTCCGCGAAGGCCTCTTCAAGACCAACTTTACTTTTAGTTCCTTTTTTCCGAACTCCCGGGTAAGCTGAAAAGACATTGTCTGTGGGGTCTCCCCGCATACATTTTTCAAATAAAATCCACTTAGGGTCCGGAATAACTTTTGCCGCCTTAGTTTTTTTATCGATGACTGCTTTACCTTTTTTGTCGAAAATACCCGTAATAGTATGGAGCTCATCTGCGATCCCGTTATATTGATTTACATTGTCTGCAAGTAACTGATAAAAATCAGTATCGCTAGATACAATAGTGTGATGATCGTCTGGGTGGCTCTGTATCCATCCAGCAATTAAATCATCTGCTTCTAAATTGCCGTGTTGCAAAACTGTACAATTGGTTTTATTTGCAAGAAAGTCTTTTAGGTTATCGAACGATTCCCAAAATAATTGATCTTCTTCTTGTTCTTTTTCTGTGAGTGCCGCACGAGCTACAGCACGATTGGCTTTATATGGTGCGTAAAAGTCTTTGCGCCACGAGCGACCTTCCAAACAGAAAATAACGTGGTCAGCTTTTTGGTCTCTAAAGGCCTTACTAACACTATTTAGCGTTACATGAATGGAAAATCCTAACCTATCCCAGGTATCGGCTTGGCGGTGGGCGGCGTGTCTAGCACGAAAAAAGGTATTTGCGGTGTCAACAAGTAGATATCTCATGTAGTTATAATAGCATTTAATGATTAACTTGTCAATATCTTTTGGACATAATTTTGGAGCAAGTATTCAGACCAAGCAAGATGGGCATCTGCCCGAAAATGGTAGCTAGTAGGAGTTGCAGTTTGGAATCCTTGGGCTTTTAACCAATTATAATAAGTAAGATCTTCATCGTACGGTCCTATGTAGCATCCGTCCCAATCTATTTCTTCGGCACCCAAATGTCTAAGATTTCGAATATTACTAAACGATGTAAACGTATTAAAAAATATATGTGGTATCTTTTTATCTAGTAATGAAATATGTAAGTTGGCTATGCGCTCGTGGATATTGACTAATTTTTTGTTAACAACCGATGAATTGTGTTG